GTTTTTAGACGGTAAATCATCTCAACTACCACTAATAGTCGGAAGTTTTCCTCGGATTGAATTACCTACCGAAGTGCAAAGAAGAGACGGACAAAAAGAATTCTCTTTTAATACTGAACAAGAAAAACAACAGAATGTTGTCAACATTAAAATAGATGATGATGACTCTCGAACAGGAAGAAGTGTAGCAAGAAGAAGAAGTCAAGCATTGAAATTTTTTATCGACAATGGGTTTACTCCAATGGAGAGTGCTGCTATTACCGGAAACTTAGAAACAGCATCTAATTTTGAAACATATGCTTCTGATGATGATAGCGATGAAGAGGGGATAGGTAAGTGGGACACTAAAAGAGGTAACAGATATCAAAAATTAATACAATTCGGTTCGCTCTTTGATCCAAAGAATACTTTTAAAACATATTCAACACAATTACAATTCGTGGTTTATGAACTTAGAACTTCCCAAGGACTTGCTAATAAAAAACTTAAACAGAGCAAGAACATAAAAGACGCATGCGATGCTATCACTAAATACTATATTAAAAAAAGTCTAAACAATCCGCTAGAAAAATGTGAAGCAGCATTCGAAGAGGTTACATCATGACAGTTGAAAAAACTCTTTCTAAAAAAGCAATTAAGTCTAACTTAAAAAACAACGTTGCTGCTAGTGGTGCCGCTTATAAATCAGAAATTACTGACAAAGCAAACGATCTAAAAACTGCGTTCTCTGATGCTACCGAAACAAAAGTCGGACAAGTTGCTGGACAAATTAATGGCGGCATAGAAAGTATTAGTTCTCTTTCTACTGATGTCACTGGAAAGTTAACTGGTGGTGGTGCCGTTGAAGGTGTGGTCACTGACTCATTAACTGCTTTAACTGATGCTGTTAATTTAGCAGGGGAAGAAAAAATAGACAAAGCAAAAGCACAGGGTATAAAATTAAGTTTATCGTGGAGCGAACCTGATTCTGATGGCAATGTTCGATTAGAACAATCATCCGCAAACCCTGCTGCATTAATCGATTCGTCTATCAATGCCACTCTTTCTAAAATTTCTGGGTTAAATGTTTTTAGCGGATATGTACAAAAAATATCTGGCAACGTAATGCCAAAAGGTCAACCCAGTCTTTTAGAAAAAATAAAAGATGGTGTAGGAGCATTTCCATCAGTAGATAAATTAAATGAACTTACTGCTGAAGCAAATGCTATTGCTGATACTGCTGCGGCAGAAATTGAAGGTGCTGTTGGAGATGTTGTCGGTGGGACGCTTCCAGTTAACCCAGCAGCAACGCCGGGTGATGTTGGTAAGAATTTAGCAGGTGATCTGGGCGGAATATCAGATGCACAAACCAAGTTGCAGGGTTTAGGTGATGATCTCAAAGGTTCCGTATCAAGTGCTGTTACTAGCGTAGAAAATAAAATAACAAAAGGTATCGGTATCGATACTGATAAATTAGGAAATGATTTTTCTGAACAAACAGGTAAACTGGGAAGCATTGTAAAAGATGCTGTTCTCGGCGGTGTAGATAAAAAACTTGGTGAACTCACACAAGGAAAACTCGGTTACGGACTTAGCGTGAAATCTCTTCTAGGGGGATCTTCTACTGGCGTTCTTCAAGGTGCAGTTGAAAGAATGTCAAACGCAGGAAACAACAGAATTCAAGAACTTGCTCCGACATTGTCTGCTGAGAAACGAGACGAAATACTAAGATTGACTCAGGGAACAAAAGAAGAAAGAGACCAAGCAGTCGATGAAATTGCCAAAGCATTAGGTAAAAGCGTTGATGAAATTAATGCTAGTTTAGACGACCTTGATACGACTATTGCAGGAACAGTTTTGGTAGAAAATGAAGAGTCTGCTTTTGCGGATCCTTTTGATATGCAATCATCATCAACTGACAATACCGCAGACCCATCAACAGCGGTATACACTTATGTGTCTTCTGTTGAAGAATTAGAAGCAGAATTTAAAAAGGTTAATAGAGAGGTTACTGAACTTGTTGTACATTGGTCAGATACTTACTCTAATAAAAACATCGGTTCAGAAGAAATAAATAAGACTCATATTAAATTGGGCATAGGAAGAGGTATTGGATACCACTATGTGATACGTAGAGATGGAAGTTTACAAAGAGGAAGATCAGTTAACATTAAGGGTGAACATTCGGAAATAAACGGACATGATGAGTACAGTATAGGAATTGTTTTTGTAGGCGGAATAAATGCGCCTTCTGGAACAGAGTTTCCCACTTCGTACAGAAGCGCAACATCAATAACCTTATCTCAGATGAATACCTTTCGAGAATTTTGTCAGGCATTTTATAATCGTTTTCCTGGTGGTCAAATACTGGGTCATAACGATATAGATCCAGAAGAGCAAGATCCGGGATTCGATGTAAGAGATTATGTAGAGGATCTATTCAATAAGAAAAGTCTCTTTGATGATCCGTCATCTCGTGGACCTTTTACTCCCAGTGAATTAATAACAGCAGAGTTGCCAAAATGACAACCAAAAAAGATAACATAACAAAACGTATCAAGGTCATCGGAGAAGGAACCGAAGAAACACAAGGGATATCAAGAACCGGTTTTAGTGACGCGAGCGGAGAGTATCCTAAACAAGATTATTTTTTTGGATCTTCAACTAATAAATCTGCCAAAGGCGAGACTACTTCTAAATTATATAATAGTGGTGGCGATATTGGAGTGTCTATTGATCTTCCAGACCAGAAACCTTCACAGTATCCATACAACCAAGTAGAACAAACTTTGTCTGGTCATTCTTGGGAGATAGACGATACACCCGGTGGTGAAAGAATGATTATGAAACATCGTTCTGGTTCTGGATTAGAATTACGTGCTGACGGTTCAATATTATTTTCAGCAGTTAATAAAAAAGTTGAAGTTACTGGTGGCGATCATACTGTAATCGTAGAAGGCGAAGGTAATCTTGTATACAAAGGAAATCTAAACGTTCGTGTTACCGGTGACTATAATGTAACGGTTGATGGTAATTATAGTTTAGATGTTGCTGGAAATAAAGATATTGCAGTACATGGAAGTTACATCAAAGAAGTTGATAAGAATGAGAACAAAGTAATTAAAGGTTCGAAGAGTACCAAAGTTGTTAAAAATTCAAGCGCAATTGTTTTGGGTAACACCGATCAATTTTCGAAAGGAAATCTAAGAAGTTGGACACAAGGAGACGTGGAAATCACTTCTGGAAAATCCCTTGTCACTACTGCGGAAACAGAATGGGCAGCATCTTCGAAGGTAACCAATATTACAGGGTTAATTATATCAGTCCTTGGTACCAAGGGAACTATCGGAGGGACATTGGTTGATCACTACGGCAAAGCATATTCGGGTCCCCCCGATGGTGCAGGAAACGGTGGTACATCCTTTTACGGAACTCTGGTTGGTAGAGCGGCAGAGGCAATCACCTCTGATTTTGCTAATAAAGCAGGAACATCTCATCATGCTAAATGGGCAGATGAAGCAGGACAAGCACAGAAAGCAAACGCAGAAACAGGTCCTTCGCCTTTTGCAAAAGACCCGATTAAATACGAAACCATTTTCCCGTTCATCGAAACACCTCCGGATGCTCCAGAACCGACGAGTGAACTTATCGTTCCTCACTTAGCAGTAAGTAATTTTGGTATTCGAAAGGTTGTGATAGATACTGATGTTGATGATCCCAATTCATTGGTAGCAAAAATATTAAAGACTGATGACTACGATAATTTGTTTGATCGCGATCCTACCATAGAAGAAATACGATCTAAACTAAGAGACGAAGCAAATTATAATAACAATAAATTTACTGGCAATTTAGTTGCTGCTGGGTTGTTGTCATCTGATTACGCAAAAGCAACGGATGGCGAAATCGGCAGAACTTCTAGTAGAAAGAAAAGTAAAAAATTCGGGATCAAATCATTAGGTAATAACCCTGCCGATTTGAAGAGTAAAAGGTTTTTCATATGAGTATATATCTTGTAGACCCATCTTACAATCCTAATTTTGCAAGCGATATTACTAATAAAACAGTTCTTGCTCAGGGGATTTCTGTTGCTAAATTTCTTGGTGCTAGAGGTAGCAGAAACCAATTTGAAAGAGTATCAGCAGATAAAAAACAAATTGCACGTAATCTGTATCTCCATGCAGAATTATTAAAAAAGACTACTGCTAACTCAGATTTTGATGATTTTAGAATTATTGTTTCAGAAGGAATATATGTCCCTGCTATAAATGAATCGGTTACTCCTGATGGAATAAATGATTATAGGCAAACAGGAAAAGCAATTGTATATAAAGTAATCAACACAAAAGGCGAGGTAGATTATTCGAAGACTTATGATTTGGCAGTATATTGGAAAGATTACTGTGACTACGATAAACTTATATTGGATTACGATACATACGATCCTTCTGGTATACCATCATGTCAAATCGTTGTTGTGATGCCAACTGTCCCAGAATCCTTTGATATCCAGTTTTTAAGAAGAATAGAGACAACTTTTAATACTAATCTGCAATCATCAAACGAGTTGGTCGAACTTCTATTATAAATAAATTGCATGGCAAAGATACTTTCAACAGAAGACGGCGATTTACAGGGTGCATCACTCAATACGAGTCGTGATCGTCTTTACTCGGATATTGATTTAAGTTTTGCTGTTAATACTAGCACGGGTGATATATTTAAGAAGAAAGATGCGGCAGCAGTGAAACAAGCAGTTAGAAATCTTCTTCAATGTAATAGGTTTGAAAAACCTTTTCGACCTGATTTCGGTGCAGACCTAAGAGGTTTGTTATTCGAATTAGCAGACGATGGTGTTGAGCAAGACCTTATTGAACAGGTTCAAGGAGCAATTGCTCGGTATGAACCCAGAGTAGAAATTAACGATTTGGAATTAATTGTAAATCCTGATAATAACGAACTAAAAGTCAGATTAGAATTTAGGGTCGTGAACACAGATGAAAACGTCACATTAGAAACTGGAGTTTCGAGGTTAAGATAAATGGCAACTACTATTAACAGCACAGGTTTAGATTTTGACGCAATTCGTAATAATCTAAAAACATGGTTAGAACAAAAACCAGATTTTGCTGATTACAATTTTGAAGCATCAGGGTTGTCTAATCTTTTGGATGTTCTTGCGTATAACACGCATTACAATGCTCTCACTGCTAACTTTGCTCTTAACGAATCCTTTCTCAGTACTGCTCAGTTGCGTTCATCGGTAATTGGTCTTTCAACTGCTATCGGTTACATTCCTAATTCGAAAGTGTCTTCGACTGCTTTAATCAATGTTACTGCACAGGGATCTGCTGCATCTTCCAATATTCTTGCATTGCCTTCTGGTACTAAATTCACAACTACTGTCGAAGATATTACATACACCTTTGAAACAACAGAAGAATATACAGCATTCAAAAAAGGATCTGATCCATATTCGTACACATGGGAAAATGTAATTGTTCGAGAAGGAACAGAAAAACAAAAAACGTTTATTGCTGGTCCTTACAGCGAAACCGATACCTATGTTATTCCTAATCAGGACATGGATATTAGCACGGTTACTGTTGGTGTTGGTGCAACGAATAAAGCATTTTATAATGTGAGTACTGTATCTGAAATTAACGAATCATCTAGAATTTATGTTATCAAAGAAACTCCTAACGGATACTATGAACTTGCTTTCGGTAATGGAGCAGGATTAGGGGAGATTCCTCTTGCCGGTGATAAAATTGTAGTTACCTATAATTCTACTGCTGGAAAAGATGCTAACGGTGCTAGAACATTTACCACAACTGCTACAATACCCAATGGAGCAGGGGCAAATATTTCTATTATACCTATTACAATTTCTAATTCATCTAATGGTGCTAATAAAGAAAGCATAGAATCTATTCGTAAATCAGCACCCTTTCTTTATGCCTCGCAAAATAGAATGGTCACATCAGACGATTATGCCGCGCTCATAAGAAGAAATTTTTCTAACAAAATTAATGATATCCTTGCTTGGGGCGGTGAAGAAAATTTGCCACCTAAGTTTGGAACAGTATATGTTTCTATAACACCATCACCTGATGAATCTTTCAAAGCATCTATTCGGAGTCTAGTCAAAAACCTTTCAGTTGCATCGTTTGATGTTGATTTTGTCGAACCAGTTGTAACATTTATTGAGGTTGCTGTTTCGTTTCAATATAACCAAACGTTGTCTTCTTATTCTACCATACCCGCGATAGAATCTGCTATTGAAGGAGTAGTCGGTTCTTATCTCGATACGGTTACTGATGAATTTAGTGAAACATTTAGACGTTCAAATTTATTGACTTTAATAGATGCCGCAGATCCTGGTGTCCTTTCAAGTCAGGCAACCATTAAAGTTCAGCGAAGATTCAATCCTAGTCTAGGCGAAGAAAAAGCATATCAGATAGTCTTTCCTACTGTACTTGAATCTCCTTCTTCTGTTGTTTATATTGTTCAGTCAACAGAATTTAACTATCCACCCGGACTATCTTGTGTTGTCAGAAACAAACTCGGTTCTGAAATTTTGCAAGTTATTTCTACTACTAGCGGTAGAGTTATAGTTGATAACATCGGAAATTATAATCCAGCAACAGGAGTAGTCAACCTCTCCGGATTTAAACCTTCCGGTGCAAACGCAATTGAAATAAAAATTTCTGCTGTTCCTTCTAATCAGGGATTTGTTTCGACGATTCGTGAAAACAAATTAGGTAAAGATTTAACAGCAATTACTGTTGATGCTATTGAAACAACAACGCTATAAATAATGGGATATAAAGGAAACATTTAATGGCAGTCGTAACAAGACAATTTATCAACCAACTTATTAAAGACACCGATAACACTTTTAATACTGGTCTTTATATTGGTCTGGGAAGATCCTCCCCTTGGCCCGGTGTTGGCGATATTCCTGAACAACCTCGTCAAGACTTTGAATACGGAAGGTCTGCTCGATCTGCTTGTCAACACGTTAAAATTGCTACTGGCGTTTCTGCCGCAGTTACAAGACAAGATTGGTCATCCGATACAATTTACCCATCGTATGATGATAACAACCAAACAGTACTTCCTTACGTAATGAATAGTAACTATGAGGTGTTTCTGTGCATCCAACAAGGTGTTAATGCTGCTGGCGTTGTCCAAGATAGTACCGTTGAACCTACCGTTGCTGCACTAAATAGCGGTGCTGGGTATATTAACAATCCGATCGAAGCAAATGAAAACGAACTTGAAACTGCTGATGCGTTTTGTGAAACCGGATACATATGGCGGCATTTATTCACCTTGAGTCAGGTAGCAATCAATAGGTTCCTTACCTTAAATTATATGCCAGTCACCACCTTTACAATAGATCCTTCTGATGGTGATGTTCAAACGCAACAATATCAAATACAACAATTGGGAAGCAACCAACCTAACCCAGGATCAACTGATGGTACTGCTGGACAAATATTGACTATTAAAGTCGATGATGGTGGTGCTGGTTATTCAAGCAGTGGACCTACTGCTACCATATTAGGAAATGGCACCGGAGCAACCGCAACAGTCGATACTGTTGGTGGTGTAATAAAATATGTTAGAATTACTAATTTTGGGAAAGATTATGATTTTGCTTCTATTGCATTAGACGATTCTCAAACTCCTACCGAAGACGCTACTTTAAGAGCAGTTATCGGACCAAGAGCAGGAGTAGAAACAGATCCTGTTAATACTCTCAGAGCAAACTCAATTATTGTAACCACAGATTTTGAGAACGATGAGTTCGATACGTTATTAACAGAAAACGATTTTCGACAAGTTCTTTTAATAAGAGATCCATCAAAATACAATTCATCTGATGCTTTTACAGGAAACACTTCAAAAGCAAACCGTGCTTTGCAAACGATATCGGTAACTGGATCAGTAGTTGAAGACAATGAAATTACTGGTGGTAATAGTAATGCAAAAGGAATTCTAGATTTTTACGATGCTGCTACCAATAACTTATATTACCATCAAACACCCGAGACAGGATACGGAACCTTTCAACAGGGGGAAACTGTTACACAAAGCACTTCTCAATTTGTTTTGAGTGGTGCCGTATCTTCTTCTCCTGCTAATCAAACAGATCCCGCAATTGATATTTTCTCTGGGGAACTATTATACATAGATAATATCTCTCCTATTCAAAGGGACATAAACCAAACCGAAGATATAAAAATAGTTATCACTTTCTAGGATAAGTCATGCCAAATACATTTAATAGCACTACTCTATCAACCACCTATCGTGACGATTGGGTTGACTCTGACGGCTATCATAAAATATTGTTCAATTCCGGTAGATCTCTTCAAGCAAGAGAACTTACTCAGATGCAAACCATTATTCAAGAAGAAATTTCTCGGTTCGGAAGGAACATATTTAAAGAAGGTTCGGCAGTTGATGCTGGTACATTAGAAATTGATAACAATTATAAATTTGTAGTTCTCGAAAATGGTAGTGCAGAAGTAGATGAACTCACAATTGGTAGCGAGTTATCAACTGCTGCTGGCGTTAAAGCAATTGTTTTAGAAAATCCTATCGAAGTTGTTGCCAATAGCACATGGAGAGTGTATATTCGATACACCGATTCGGGTGCTACAACACCCGGAACAACGGAGGTTCAGTTCTCTGCTCTTGATTCATTAAACTCAGGAGAGTACACAGTTACTGCAACCTCTGCTGTTGGTGCTGGTGTTAAATTATATGTTGATGCTGGTGATTTTTTTGCGGCAGGAAGGTTTGTATACGCAAGGAAACAAGGATTAATTATTAATCCGACTTCACGTAACTACACTGGAACTATTGGGTTTAAAATTGAACAGGATGTTGT